GGGCTGCATGATCTGGCTCGCGGAGCAGGCGATGGCCGGCAAGCGCGGGCGTAACTACTGGTGGGTCGCCCCGGTCTACCCCCAGGCCAAGATCGCCTACCGGCGCCTCCGGCGCTGGCTTCGCCGGCGCTCGGTGGCGAGCGGCTTCGAGCTGGCGACCTCCAACGAGAGCGAGCTGACGCTCACGCTGGCCAACGGCGCGGTCATCTGGTTCAAGACCGGCGAGAAGCCCGACAACCTCTACGGCGAGGACGTCCACGCCGCGGTGCTGGACGAGGCCACCCGCATGCGCGAGGAGTCGTGGCACGCGATCCGGTCCACGCTGACCGCGACGGGCGGTTCGGTCCGGATCATCGGCAACGTCAAGGGCCGCAAGAACTGGGCCTACGTGCTCGCCCGCAAAGCCGAGGCCGGCGAGCCGGGGATGGCCCACTTCCGGCTGACCGCCTTCGATGCGGCCGAGGGCCTGGCAGAGCTCAAGGCGCAGGGCAAGATCCCGGCCAACGCCAAGGTCATCACCGTCGAGGACATCGAGGACGCCCGCCGGCAGCTCCCCGAGGCCGTCTTCGCCGAACTCTTCCTGGCCATCCCATCGGACGACGGCAGCAACCCGTTCGGGCTGGAGCACATCCGGCGGTGCATCGCACCCCTCTCCCCCGCTCCGGCCGCGGCATGCGGCGTCGACCTGGCGAAGTCGGTGGACTGGACGGTCGTGATCGGCCTCGACCGGCAGGGCCGGACCTGCCGGTTCGACCGCTGGCAGGGGCCCTGGGAGGCGACCGAGGACCGGGTCGTCGCGGTCACCGAGCGCAGGCCCAGCCTGGTGGATTCCACGGGCGTGGGCGACCCGATCGTGGAACGGCTCAAGAAGCGAGGGCCGTTCGTTGGCTACAAGTTCACGCAGCTGTCGAAGCAGCAGCTCATGGAGGGCCTGGCGGTCGCCATCCAGCAGGCCCGGGTCACCTTCCCGGAGGGACCGATCGTCAACGAACTCGAGGCGTTCGAGTTCGTCTACACCCGGACAGGCGTGGTCTACAGTGCGCCGCCCGGCCTCCACGACGACTGCGTGATGGCGCTCGCGCTCGCCGCCAAGAAGCTGGCCAGCGGCGCCGGCCAGGGCTGGCTGGAGGCGTGGCGGCAGATGGCCGAGGAAGCGAAGGGGCCGGCGGTGGCCCGCAATGGGCACGCAGCCTGAACCAAGGAGCGCAGATGGCAGCCACCCGCCCCCGCGGCGTCCTGGTGCTCGAGCAGGCGAGCGCAGATGGCGACGCCACCGTGCACGAGTACCGGAAGGCCGACCGCTGGGAGCTGGAGGCGCGCCTCGACGGCGACTGGCTGCACGTGCTGGGGCGCGACGGCGAGCAGATCGCGAGCTTCCGGCCGGGCACCTACGACCGGCCCGAGGCGGCGCGGTGAGCCTGCTCCTCGTCTGCCGCTGCGGCGCCGAGCACGAGCTGCAGCCGGGTGGCGGGGCGCTCTGCGCCCCCTGCCGAGCCGACGAGGAGTGCGTGGCGGAGCGCGCCGAGCTGGTGCGGCTGTGGCGGAAGCGCGGCCGGTACGCGGCCAGCGGCGCCTCCCTCGCCGGCGTCGAGCGCCAGGCAGCACGCACCCGGGCGCGGATCGAGGCGCGCTGCGTCGCGATCGACCCGGCCCGCGCCGCCGAGCTGGCCAGCCGGCAGGGCGACCTGGCGCTGGCCGTGGCCAAGACGCCCTCGCGCCTGGTCGTCGCCCGTGGCTGAGCGGCAGCTGCGCGAGCGCACCGGCGCGCGGAAGACCTGGGTCAGCAAGGCGACAGCAGGGGCCGGCCGCGACCTGACCGCCCAGGCGGCGGCCGCCACGATGCAGGCCGGCGTCACCGGCTTCGGCACCATGCCGCCGCCCGCCACGCAGCAGGCGATGCGCGAGCAGGGCATGCAGGTCGGCGGCGCCTTCTCCCCAGGCCAGCCGATCGGCCAGTTCTGGGAGTGGGGCGCTCCGCCCCGCCAGTGGGACTTCCCGACCGGTTACAACACCAGCTCCCGGCCGCGCGCCGGCGAGCGGGGCCGGGTCAGCTTCGAGACGCTGGAGCAGATCCTGAAGGCGTACGACGTGGCCCGGCTCTGCATCGAGCACGTCGAAGACGACCTGCGCAGCCTGGAGTGGGGCATCCAGCCCAAGGAGGGCGTCGAGGACGACGTCGCCGACCAGGTCAAGGCGGCGCTGGCCTTCTGGAACCGCCCGGACGGCACGACGCCGTTCGACTCCTGGCAGCAGGGGTTCCTGGAGGACATCCTCCGCTTCGACAGCGGCTGCCTCTACCGGCACCGGACCCGAGCCGGCCAGCTGGGCGCGCTGGAGATCGTGTCGGGCCCGACGATCGCGCCCACGCTCGACTTCTTCGGCCGCGTGCCCCTGCCGCCGGCGCCGGCCTTCGTCCAATACGTGCAGGGCATCCCGGCCGTCTGGCTGACCACCGACGACCTGATCTACGCACCGTTCCGCGGGATGCCCGAGTCGCCGTACGGCCTCCCGCCGATCGAGTGGCTCCTGCTCACCGCGAACACCGACATCCGCTTCCAGTGGCACTTCCTCCAGTGGTTCACCGAGGGCAGCGTGCCGGAGGCGTTCATGGAGGCCCCGCCGGACCAGTCGGACCCGGTCCAGATCCGGGAGTTCCAGGCCGCCTGGGATGCGGTGATGGAGGGCGACCAGGCTCAGAAGCACAAGGTGCGCTGGGTGCCGAGCGGCTCCAAGCCCCACCTGGTGCAGGGCAAGAACTTCGACGAGAAGTTCCCGATGTACCTGATGCGGAAGGCGTGCGCCGCCTTCAAGGTCACCCCGCACGACATCGGCTTCGTCGAGGATGTCAACAGGTCCACCGGCGACACCCAGATGGACGTCCAGTTCAGGGTCGGGACCCTGCCTCGGGTCCGCTACCTGCAGCGCATCTACACCGAGGTCACGAACACCGACCTGGGGCTGCCGGACGTCGAGTTCAAGTTCGACGTGGGCGGCGAGAAGGAGGACCGCCTGCAGGAGGCGCAGGTCCACCAGATCTACATCGAGTCAGGAGTGGAGTCTCCGGATGAGGTGCGCTCGAACGTCCTCGGCCTGGCGACGGACAACGAGAACCCGGTCCCGCGCTTCGTGCTCACCCGGACCGGCATCCAGCCCCTGCGTGCGCTGTTCGAGGACGCCGGCCCCGTGGATCCGGTCACTGCGGCGCCCGAGCCGGGCAGCTACGACCCGCAGGCCGTGACCGAGCCAGCGCCGGTCGCCGCGCTGCCCCCGCCCGCTACCGGCCCGACGCCAGAGGCCGGCCCGCCGGCGGCGCCCGCGCCGGCGGCGGTACCGAAGTCCTCGGCTGCGGACGACCAGCCGCCGGCCGGCAAGTCCAAGGCGGACCAGCTGGCCAAGGCCAAGGCCGAGGCCGCCTCGATGGCGGGGCTCGCCATCGTCGCCGGCGACACGGGCCGCGTGCTGATGATCCAGCGCTCGATCCAGGATGAGACCGACCCGGCGGCCGGCACGTGGGAGTTCCCCGGCGGCCACATCGAGGACGGCGAGGAGGCGACGGACGCCGCCAGGCGCGAGTGGTCGGAGGAGACCGGCGCCGAGGTCCCGGCCGGCGAGGTGGTCGCCATGTGGACCAGCCCGAACGGCGTCTACCGCGGCTTCGTGTACTTGGTGCCGCGCGAGGCGGACGTGGCGATCAACCTGGATCCCGACGACCGCCACGTGCTGAACCCGGACGACCCGGACGGCGACGACATCGAGGTCGCCGCCTGGTGGGACCCGCGCCACGTGCCGACCATGCCGGCGCTGCGTCCCGAGTGCTGGCACACCGACTGGCAGGCGGTCATGGCTGCATCGGCCGGCGCCCGCCTGGTGGCGAAGGAGCTAGGGCGCTGGCGAGACAACGCCCGCCGTCGCCACCGTCGCGGCCTGTCCCCCCGGCAGTTCACCAGCGACGTGCTGTCCGGCGAGCTCCAGGCGGCCGTCTGGGCGTGCCTGGAGAAGGCGACGACCGCCGAGGAGGTGGATGCGGCGTTCCGCCTCCCTTTCGTCAAGGCCGCGCCACAGCGGCCACTGCACCAGCAGCAGGAGGCCGCTGAGCAGCACTACACCGGCCGGGTCCGGCAGGCCCTGCGCGCCGCCGTCGACGTCGACGCGGTGGCGGCCAGCTGGGAAGCGCGATCGAGCAAGGTCCGGAAAGCGTCCGGGTCGGATGACCCCGACGCGGCGGCGCGGGAGTTCGCCCAGGCCGTCGAGCTTGACCTCGGCGAGCTGGGTGCGGTCGTCAGCGAGATCCACCGCGACGGCTGGGTGCTCGGGCTCGGC